AACGCGGTGCCCTCGCTGGTGCCCACGATGTTCATGCCCCGGCCCTTAATCTGCACGCCGCCTGGGGTCTCGATGTTGCCCGATTTATAGGCCCAGTCCACAGGCTGCGCCACGTCGTTGTCTTGATGTTGCTGGTCCCCAAGCCGGCTCTCGGTCCATACGAAGGTCCGCATCTCTGCCGTGCATGCAGCGCCTGTGTCGTCTAGCCCTGACACGGTTGGCGTCTGCGGAACAGCCACAGCAGACAGGGCCATGCCTACGGTGTAGTTCTCGTTAATTGGCTTGAACGGGATGTAGAGCATCCGGTTTCGCTCCCACAACCTAAACCCTCTAAAGGCAAATGCGGTCACGGAGATGTCAACGTGATCGCCTGCTGCGTCAGCGACTCCGGCGCTGTTGGTGCGCTGGACCGTCCAAGTGGCCGCGCTTATCCTTTCTGGCGGCAGGAAATCAACGATGCTTGTCGTGGATGCAGCGGTGGTAATCGGCTCCCAGTTCGTCTTGTCAAAGAACAGTCGGATAGCAAAGTCGTTGACATCGGTCATGACGCGGGTTGCGCCCGTGTTGCAGTTGCGGCCCCTGACGTACTCAATGGGAACCCATACAGCGCCCTCGACAGAGTCTGCCGCCAAAGATGGAGCGGCTGCCGTGCCCAGCACAGAGCCAGGAGGGATTGGGATGGGCTTGCCGATATAAAGAAAGTGGTCCGAGTCTGTGGGCGTGGGAGCTAACACCACGCCGTAGTCAGGCAGCCACTCGCCAACCACAGTGCGCCTGTCTTCTCCCGTCTCTACAGAGCGGTCAAGCGCACCGCCAAGCCCGTAGCGGGTGATGTACACAGAGCGGCTGGTGGTGTCTAGCGTGGCGTTTGGGTTGCCCAGCCGGTCTTTTGTGTTGTTGGCAAGGGCCTGTCCGTTTTGGTCTTCATACGGAGAGCCAACGATGTACAGGTTGTCCTTGTCTGCCAACACCCATGGGTTGAGGATGTTCTGAGTAGCGCCAACAATGTTCGTCGTAAGGCGCTGCCCCTGGACGATGCTCTCGACGCTCCATACCGACCACTTGCCGTCTCGGTAGCACAGGCACATGTTAAGCCTGGGAAACGAGAAGATGACCGACTGAAGGTCATGATAGTACACGGAGCTCACGGACTGTGAGTCGAGCGCAAAGCTGATGCGCGGCATCGCGTCTGGCTGATTGGCCACATCTGTCGCGTTGCCGTTGGCGGTGTAATAGCTGGTAATCGGGTTGGGCATCGTGCCCGTAAAGAACGGGTCAATCGGCTCTGATGTCTTCTGGATAGAGAGGTTGCCCGCCATGGTGTAGGAGCCGCGCTTGTCCAGCCAGAACACCGCGCCCTGGGCCTTGGCTATCGCTCCAGGGGACAGGCAGCCAAGCCCGTCTGCCAGCTTGGTCAGCCGACCTGTGGTGATGACGAACTCGTTGGACGGCCTAAACAGCCACGTCTCGTCCTCAGTCCAGATGAGCAGGTTGCCCAGATGCTCCTCAATGGCCGTGATGTCCTTCTCCGATGGAACAAGCAGGACGTTCTCTGCCACCACGCTGGTGGGCCTTCCAACATCTGAGAAGTACAAGCCCTTGCCCTGAAACAACACAAGCCGGCTCATCAGCACAGCAGCGCCGTTGGGCTTAGGGAACTCGGTCTTGTTCAGGTAGAGGTATGCGTTGGTGAACGCGCCATCAGAGGCCACCGCCTGCCTCACAAGGGAAGACTCTGAGTAGGGGTGCTTCCATCGCCTATCAGCCGATGACTCTACCTGCGCGCTGCGCCCTCTTCTGCTGATTGCGTTCGGGCCCTTGCGCCAACCCCTAAAAATAGCAGGGGAATACAACATGAGGCCCATGTCTTGGTTGCCAAAGAACAACTGGTCATCAATCTCAGAGAAGAAACAGGTGTCCTCGTCGTGCTCGCTGAGCAGCCAACGCTGGTGGCTGTTTATTCCCACGAGGCTTCCGTCAGCCAAGGGGCCGCCGCCGCCGATTGCGGTTGTGGACGCCCGAGGGCCTCCCATGTCCCACGCTGTCTGATAGTGGCCCTTCCATCTTGGCATCTCTGCGTAGGAGTCGCCTGCCTGCGAGAAGCTGGCGGTATGGGTGTAGACGGCCTCTTCCCACCAGTCGTCTGTGGTCAGGTCGTAAATGTTGACCATGTAGACATTCAGGAACTGGGACGCCTGAAGGGCATTCTTGAAGGCTGAAATCGGAGCCGAGCCTTGCGTGTCCCCTGTGTATGCGTCTGTGGAGAACACGCTGATAATCTGGTCATGACCAAAGTTGGTCTTCATCAGATAAGAGCCCAAGTGGTTTCTGTATCCCCACTTGCGGCTTGAGGCGTTAGGGTCGATGGCACCTAGCGTAGTGTCCATCTCAGCCACTTGGCCGAAGCCCTTGCGGACCTCCCAGCCATTACGACGCCACAGCATGTTGAGCGCGAACGCGCCCTTCACCTCAGAATCAGACTCGATTCCTGGGCCAAGGACTTCAACTTCTTGTCCGCGAACAGCCACGCTCGCCCCCTAGTACCAGTAGAAGTTGCTTGTCACGTCTTGCACGTAGTTCGCGCCAGCGGTGTTCCTGTTGGACAGATAATCAATGAGCTCACGTTCACGAATCTGTAGCTGGCCAACAATCTGCTCGCTCGTGGCGGCATCTGCGATGGCGTACTGCTTGTATGCGTACAGCGCGATGAGGTCGTGAAATGCATCGAGGTCGTCAATAAACTGGACAGCGGCTCCCGCCTGGAATGACACGTTGTGCCCAGGGACGTATGCAATCTTGAGAGGGCGCTGAATCACATAGTTGAACATCAAGATGCTGTTCGTGAAGAACACCGCGTCTCCAGTGCTCTGCAACGCCTCTAGGGACTGGACGGAGTTAAACACCAGGGACGGCACGTTGTTCGTGGTGTCTTCAATGTAAACGCTCAGCAAAGAGATGAGCCGGTCTTGGGGCTGGGCGTTAGGCCCAAGCAGCGGGGCGGCGGCCAGCGGAACCGTCGTGAGGTCCACCTGAGTAGAGCCTGGGGCTGCAACATCGACGGTTCTGGCGTAGATGTTGGGGTCGATGTTGGTGACCTTACGCCTGAACTCGATGTAGCCAAGGTTGAGCATGTTCTCAACCAGAGAGTCTGGCACAAAGGTCTGGTCGGGCTCATCGATGTAAGTGCGGAAGGTGTTGATGACTTGGTCTACGGTAGCCACTAGAGCCCTCCTGTGCCTGGACCGCGACCCATCAGCGCTTCGTTCCTTCCGGTCAGGAGCCTCTCAGCCTCAGCCATAGAGCCCGCGCGCGTGGCCGCTGCGCTCTGCTCTTGGATAATCTGCTCCTGGGTGTTCGGAGACGCTGGGGCTGCCATGTTGGCCGCCATCGTTTGCGGGTCGAGAGTGGGGGGCTGAGAGCGCGGGAAGACCTTGTTCGCGCCCAGAAGGGTCCGGTAGACCTCGTCTGGCTGTCCTGCTGCCTCGATGCTGAGCAGGACATCCCTCAGATAGTCCTGTCGCTCTGGCGTTAGCAGGTAGAACTCCTCGGTCTGCATGAACTCTCCAAAGACCTTGCCGAAGGCCTCGAGGTCATCAGACATAAACACTTCCACGCGCGCTCCCAGCCGCGCCGCATCCAGCATATCCTTGGCGTGAGCCATCGCCTGCACCTTCTCGCTCACAAAGGCGTTGCCGGTGCGGAAGCTCAGCTCTTGCAGGGCCTGCTGCGGTGTAATCATGCCCGCCTGGGCAAGCTCCATCACCTTGGCGTCTCTGTCCTGAGCCTCGTCCCTGAACAGAGAGCCTGCCTCGATGAACACCTCTGGGGTGTCCACGATGTTGGTGCTCTGGATAGAGGCGAAGGTGACTCGCCCATACTGGTCGAGCATGCTCATCATCTTGGCCTCGGTGTAGAACTCCTTCATGAGTTCCAGTACACACCGCGCCATGGTCGCCGCGCCCTTCTCAATGGCCGCTTGGCTAATCTGAAGCTGGCTGGTGTCGTGGCTGGCCAGGGCCTGGATGGCCTTGCCGCTGGTGACACCGACGGCTCGCTTGCCCAAGGACACCGAGTGCAGGCCCGCTACGTCGCCCATCTCGGCCTGTAGGCGCGTGATGTTATCAGCGATGTAGGACGGCAAAGGGGCTGCAGCCACCTGCTGTGGCGTGCCTCCTGCTGCGTTGTAATAGATTTTCTCACCGGGCTTGCTGGTGATGGCGTGGGTGGATACGCCAGCGGTCTTGGGCACGAGCCACTTGGGGTTGCCCATGAGCTCAACGTTGTGGACGACCTGAGAGCGCGCTCGGTTGTAGAGCATCTGAAGGTCTACGAGCGGCTCAATCAGGCCCTTACCCCACAGGCGACGGGGAATCTCGGTGTATCGAATAATTTGGACGGGGAACGTCTTGGTAGGCATCTGCTTCTGCTTGAACAGATAGGTGCTTCCAGTGACGACCGCGTGGCGTCCATCGCGCCAGTAGATGTCGAAGACCTCAACTCGGTCCTTGGGAGGTCCTTCGTTTGGAGCGGGATTAATCTGGCCGTAGTCAGGCTCTTGTGGAGCGGGAGCGTTCTCAATCTCTTCAGCCTTGTTTGGGTAGGCCTCTTTTAAATCTTCACGGTCAACGTATGACCGCAGGGCGACCCATCGACTGTCGTCAGGACTAATGACTGCCTGCTCGAAGAAGATGTCGTAGGCTCCAACGGCCTCGGTCCTGACACACTCCATTCCTGGGTCGTAGAAGGTGTGTAGAGCCGCAGTTCCTGTAGTGAGGAGCCACTTGATGAGGTGCTCGATGGTCTCTGGCACGTCGTCTTTGTGCCAGTAGTAGCGAAGGGCTGTCTCAGATGACTTCGCTTTGAGAATGTCCTCATAGGATGGGCTCGCTGGGATGACCACAACGCCGGGGTAGGCCAAGGCCAACCGGGACAAGACGTTGCGGTAGATGTTCAGAAGCAGGTTGACCGTGACTCGAGACGACCCTTCGCTCGATGTAGCGGTGACGTAAGAGCCCAGACGCTTGTCGTATGACAGCCACTGGCGACCCTCAAGGAACTTCAGGGACAGGTTCCACGCGCGACGCAC